TTAACATGCCTATTAAGAGTTAGATCAATAGCATCAATAGTTGTTTTAAAATCTAACATTAATTGTAAGGACTTAGCATAAGTTAAAGGTTTTTCAATGTCAACAAATCGTCTGAGTATAACAGAACTTTTGGGTGCATTCTTTTCCCAATCAGCAACTGAAAATTTTGAAAACTTATAAAAATAGATTAGATAACCTATATTCTCATTATTAAATTCAAATGCTTCAATAGCTGCAAATGCAATAGTTGCATTATCCTTATCTGTTGATAACAACATATTCATTACATTCTCTGCTTCTTCTTTACTTATTTTCATCAGTCTTCAATTTTTAAAGTTTTAATCATCCATTCTTTTGGTTTGCCAGATTCAATAGCATCTAGCCATTCTTTAGCACTTGGGATGTACCCATTGCAATCTTCTTTTACATGTTGTTCACCAATATATCTTACATAGACTTCTTTACCATCAGAGTTAGTAATCACTTTACCAAATACTCTTTCACATTCAAAGATACCTTCACTGTGATGCCTAAACATTCTGTGTTTAGAATGTCCGACCCATGCTTTAGTAGCATCAAACCACTCCTCAATTTCTATGTAATCAGTCCAAACCCCGCCAAATCTCTTAGCAGCAGTTTTTGCATGTTGTATTGGATGAGCCATTAATCTTTACTTTTTTCAAGTAAGTTACCCTTATGAAAGTAAAATTCAGTATTAGTAATCCTTATGTTGTTGTTGATACAGTACTTACCAGAAGGTACACATATACAAATATCACCAAACCCACCTTCATTATTATACCAATCTTCTACATTATCTAATAACCTATATCCAAAAGCTTTTATTTTTTCAAAAGCATTATCACTTATTTCTGAAAGTGACTTACCACCCCATGAGTCTACATTTTCATCTACATCATCAACAGATTGGCAAGGATCTGTAGTATAATTAACTTCTTCTATAAATCCAGAATCTCCAGATCCATCATAATGCAATTTAATACCAGTCACACCCTCATTGCCTAATTTAATAAGCAACTCAGTTATTTCTAATTCTGTCATAATTATTTGATTTTTTATTTAAAACGGAAGAAGCGACCTAATATGTTTCCGTTCAGAAACTCTTCTTTCTCAAGAACCTCATTTACAAAAAGAGCTTTAGTTTCTTCATATGTCAACTCAGTCTTTGAATAACATATTTTGATAATCTCTCTTTTTACTACTCCTCCGGATTTAGCAAAGTCTTTTAAGATCTTATTACTACTATAGTAGTTTCTATAATCTACTTTTAACTCTCTTTGGTATTTCTTCAGTCTTTTATCAGTAACCATAGCCAAAGCTTTTTTACCAAGTGGTCTTTTGACACTTGCAAAAAAGTTCTTTTTGCCTATGTACATTATAGATTTACCATCTATTATAGCTGACATAAGATAAATAAATCCTACAGCACCGTCAGGAATATCAGAATCATGAAATTCTTTATTATTATATATCCAATTCATTTTGTAAAGTTTTAATAACATCTGCTAATTCTAATCTTTCGTTAACAGATTCAGCATAATCAAGCTTAAGTTGCTCATGTTCATCTTCAAGATTAATAAATCTTCCTGTTATTTGTTCTACTGCACGATTTAAATCAACAATATGCTTTTCCATGGCATCAAGGACATCTTTATAATAACCCACATTGTTTAGAGCAACTCTTAGCTTATCAAGCTCATTTTCATTATAACTCATTCTTTCAAAACATTACTTAATAACCCGTGTAACCTTTCTTTTACCTTTTGTACACCAAAGTCTCTTACAGAATCAGATAAGTCCTTAGACATATCTAAAATCACATAAGGTATATCATATCTTTCTTGATATTTTTTAGCAGCATTAATGCCGGCCTCATCATTATCAAAAAGCACACATAACTTAGAATACTTCTTCTTTAGAGATTTAATATACTGTTCAGGAATCATAGTATTCTCACTGTCAGGAGCAATTACTTCTGCATTCCTATACCCAAGTTTAACAAAAGCCATTAAGTCTTTAAGAGAGGATGTAATGATAAGATATTCCTGCTCATAACTTAACTGATCCATTCCCTGGATGTAGTTTTGAACTTTAATAAACTTTTTATTAGGATTATTAGGCAGATATACTTTATACAAGCTACCATCTTCTCTAAAGTATCCATAGATATTATTTCCTTTGAATACTATATCAGAGTCAGGATCTCCTTCTTTGGCCATTGTAAAATAAGATAACCCGGATACATTATATTTATCTAATATTTTAGAATCTATTTTAAACTTAGTCCAAAACTTAGCATCTAAATTAGTCCAATGTCTTATCTCAAAATCTACAACCCTGTATTTGTTTTGTATTTTGTATTCATCAATATGCTTATAATCATGATCTTTTAGAAATCTTTCATAATCTTGACAGATTTTGTTTACAGCTTCACCATAAGTTAGATTAAATAACTCTTCTATAAGCTTTACTTTATTACCTTGCTTACCAGAAGAGAAATCCTTAAACTTATATTCATCATCACCCTTAAAGTAAATAAACATTGAAGGTGTTTTTTCTGTCTTAAATACAGAATGAATTTTTACATCTTGACCTGTAAGCTTTTCACTAATATTCAGATAATGTTCAAATACCCATTCTGCAGGTATTGATTCAATTCCTGCAATAATACTCTTTGTTGAAATCATAGCAGTAAATTTAATAGAAAAGGGGAGCTATTTCTAACTCCCCCTCAACTATTAGTCAAGACTGAAGTCAGAAGATACTCTTGTTGGAACATCTAGATCATCATCACCAAATGATTCCACTGGTTTTACTTCTAATTTCTTAAGATGATCAATCTCATTATAAGCAAGGACTTTTCCACCCTTAGCTACATAAGCATAACCATCTTTAGAACCTTTTGGTAACCACATATCGTAATTTGTGTACCCGCTTTTGCCTTCATACTCTTTACCAGCAATACACATATCAAGATATTTATCTTTGAATGGTGCATCATTGTTAAAGGCCTCAACAAACTCTTCAATTGTATCATGTTTGTTATCTTGAGATACAAACCAATCATTAACATCTAATGCTTTACATAGATTCTGTATAAAAACAAGAATTGATCTGTCTCTTTGAATTTCAACACCTGATTTTGTTTTACCATCTGCAAATGCATACTGAGAAGCTTTAACTCTACCAATTTGACCTGCATAGTGTCCTGCATCCGGATTATCTTTATTAATCATGAATCCCTCAAATCCATCAATTGGTGCAGTTTCCACATTCAACATCAAGTGTTTTGCTCCCGGTATAAATGTAAAATCATCTAACTGTACACTATTAATTTTTAGTGTATTATTACCTGGTGCAATTGTTTTAGGTAGTCCATTACCACCTTCTTTCAAATCTGTTGTACTTAAACCCATCTTTTTTTGTTTTTATTTATTAATCTATGAATACTTTATCCCAATGAGTAATATACTCACCGTTCTCATCAATTTCTGAAATCACAATTTCAGCATTACTCAAGTGTGCAGGTCTAGCCCCACATGCTACATCATCATTAGTCTTAAAGCTAAGTATGTTCTTATTACCTTTTCTATACAGATAGCCAATAGCATCTGAGTTAGAAGTAGTAATACGCTTCAACTTACCTGTTAGATCTAAATCAAGAGCATTAAATGTACCTCCTGCTTTTTCAAGCTGAGTGTCTTTAACGTGACCAACAAATATTACATAAGGAGCCCATGTAGAAATGTACTCTATTACTTTTGTAAATGCTTGTCTAGTCCAGAAATAACCAGCACCTTCAGGCATACCTAATATGTTACCATATTTTTCTTTACCGCCACCTGGATTAAACCAGTTCTTTCCCATAGGACTTTTGGAGTAAAGGGCTTCTGCATAAGGTACTACCATCTCCTCTAAAGCTGTTATAGTATCTACTGCAACATACTTATAAGGATTACCTGCTTCTTTAATTGCTTTACCAATTTCTCTGATTTCTTCAAAGCTTTTAGCTTCTACTTTCAAAGCAGATAAATACTTAGAACCACCTTCTAAATCTAGAATAAGACAGTTATCAAGTTTACTTAATAATGTAGTCTTACCTGTTTTAGGTTTAGAAAAGATAATAAGATTTTTAGGACTTTGTGCTTGAGGTGCTACTTTACTTGTAGGCAAAACTATTCCACTCATCTTACTTATTTTTAATTAAATCATTTAACCATGTTTTCTGACTTACAGGTTTCTGTAAAATAATAGCAGCCAAGTCTCTAATTGTCATTTGAGAAAATGGAGCATCCATATTAGGATCCATTATTTGATCAAAGTCAGGGAACAAAGCTAACTGCTCAGGTTCTTTTTCTTCTTGATCAAACTCAATTTTAACAAGTTCAGATACAGGTACTAAATACCTAAATTGATTATTACCTACAATTTCTGTTTTATCATACTCTTCTTCATAATGTGGATTATATCTCCACTTGTAAAGAGTTCTGTTTGGATCTTCAGGATCAAGATCAATACTTGTAAATTCCGTATAAATGTGTTTAGCCTTTCTAAGCTCACTTGGAAAAAATCCAATATGATGCTCATTTTTACCTTTAGGGTAATAGGCACATTTAGGAATAAACAAAGGACTATCTTCCTGAAGCAAATCAAACTTCCACTGATGATGCTTAATTAGCTCTTCAGTTTTTTCCTGTCGGTTTACTGTGCTTTTAGTTGATAAACTCATAATTTATTATTTGGTTGTTAAACGTTTCTCCTGTTGAGGAGGTGTAATCATCTCTACTATTCTCATCTTTTCAAATTCAGCACGGAAAAAACTCAGCCTTGTATCACCATTTCTACATTTAAGAAAGTGCAGTACAATAACTTTGTCATCTTCAATCACATATCTATCTGGACCATAATATCTAATCTTCTGTTTTGCAGGTCTGTTAATGCCAATGACATTATCTGCATGCTGAAGAATAGCATCTGAACCAAATATATCAGATTCAAGAACATAGTTACCATACTTACCATCTTCACTTCTCTCCGGATTATCTATGTTTCTATTCAACTGACTTAGTAGAATAAAAGCAATAGGATATTGTCTTTTAAGTAGTGTCAAAGCTTCTCCAAGATTGTTAAGCATGTCTTGCTTATCTTTTTCATATGGAGCCTTCTTAAACAGTAATGAGTGATCTATTGTAATCAGAACTTTAGGTAAAACTAAATTACCATCAACATCATGTGTAGTATGTTCCATTATATAATCTTTGATGATATTTTTAAATTCATCAATTGTACAAGGTTTTTCTACAACATCAATTGGGTATTTAATTTTCTTCTTTGCATAATCATAACATTTTTGTAAATCATCACCTGATAGTTTTCCGTCAGCAC